GTTTGTTTACTGTGTTCCTGAAGCCCTCGCAGTTGTCATAGAGAAGCTTGAATGCCCCCGCAAAGGGATTGACTATAAGCAGCAGCAATGCTTTCCAGTTCTCTTTGAAAAAAGTGATTATTCTGCCAAACACTCGCTTTATCGGCTCAACAACATGAACGCTGAACCATTCGCCTATTGCTGCCCATTTTTCTTTTATCCAGTCCACAGCCCTTCCTGCGGCAGCCTTTATGTCATCCCAGTGCTTTACACATAAAACAATGATAGCAATCAGTGCGGCAATGGCCATAACTACCAGCCCTATGGGATTTGCATTCATCACGGCGTTCATTGCAGCCTGAGCGGCGGTCGCAACTTTCATGTAACCGGTAAACAACAGCCATTTTAATCCCCATAATTCGGTTGCAACTTTTGCTGCTAAAATACCGGCCGCTAATATACCAACAACAATAACAATATCTTGGAATGCGGTCTGATGATTATCTATCCAATCAGAGATTTTTGTACATGCTGTTGCGATACCGTTAAGGACACTTATTATTACTCCACCTGTCCATTCTGCAATTGGTTTAAGAACATTATTCCAAAACCATTCCCACAATGGTTTTAAGGCTTTAATAACTGAGTTAAAAAAATCAATTTCTGCAGATGTAGCGTTTAGCCATGCTGGTAAATAATCTTCGATAACCCATTTTGCGAGAGGAACCAATATGTTGTAGTAAGCCCATTTAAGACCGTCCCAGACAGTACCGCCAAGTCTTTTTATAGAATCCCAGAGGGTGTTAAGCGAGCTTTTGAGATTTGTAAAATCAAGTTTCTTCAAAGGTTCAAACATTGCTTTGATTTTATCAATTGCTTCCTGAACTTTTGACGAAATTTTCGTATTATCTCCGACTTCAACATCCATTTTGGCGGTTCCTAAAGGCTTCGATCCGGCTCCGGAAATTGAACCTGAACTTCCGGAAGAATTGCTGGATGTCATAACATGCAGTGTATCAAAATTAGTTGTTGCTCCGCTTGCGGCTTTGCCTGCCTTTTCTGTGTTTTCAGCAAGAGTGTTCTGAGCGTCTGAAAGGTCATTAGTTGCCGCCGTTGCGGATTCGGTTTCAAGTGTTTGTTTGCCAAATAGGGCGGCGGTTACTGAGCTGAATTTCTGTGCAAATGCGGTCAATGTTGCCATTAACTGATTTAAAAACTTAAGTGCCGGAGCAAGCAACTGGATAAGCCCTGTGCCAATGGTCTGCAAGAATTCTTTCCATAGCTCATTCAGGATTCTTGTTTGGTTTGCCCATGAGCCTGAAGTTTTTTCAAAGTCACCCATTGCCAACCCTGTTTGATTCATGACAAAAGCATATCGAAGTTGAGTTTTCTCAGCCTGCGTCATGTCTGATATGTTTTTTTGTATACCCTGCGACAGCGCAAAGGCCTGCAGGTTCGTTTCGGTCATGACAACGCCGATTCCTTTAAGACTTTCGGTTTCGCCGGTCCAGATTGATTTCATCATCGTATCGACTTCTTCAAAAGTCTTGTTATAAAATGACGCGATATCTCCTATTCTGCCTGTTGCGCCAATGGCCATATCAGCAGCTTCCTCCATGCTAAGGCCCATGCCGCGCCCCATTGCCATATATGTTGAGGACATTTGCTTTGCGGTAAGCTTGCTCATGCCGAATTTTTCTATTGAAGTTTCGGCAAACTCCTCACACTTGTTTTTCATTGAGCCGAAAGCCGTATCAACGACATTCTGTACTTCATTCATATCGCTGGCGAGGTCTATTGCCTGTTTGCTTATACGTACCAATGCAGTTACGCCTACAGCCAGCCCCAGAGCGCTGGCAAGACCTTTTAATGCTTGTACCATCCCAGCAATGCCGACATTAAAATTCTTTGTGTTGACTTTCGTGTCAATTCTGATACTTCCGTCATAGCCTGCAGCCATTGTTTCACCTCCTGGATATAAAAAATCGGCGCATAAGCACCGGGTTGAATCTATTCTCTTTCGCCCAAAATCCTTAAGAGCTCGTTTTGCTCTATAATCTCTTCTGCACTGAGTACTTCGGGAAGGTTTATGAGGTCAGGGTTGTTATTGCAGAACTCCTTTTCCTCTTTTGTCAGCTTGCTTTTGGCTTTCCTTGCCCTGAGGTCTACAAGATGAGAGAAAAAACAGTCTTCTCCGACATCCAGAAACATATAGCAAAACTTCCACCAGTGCAGATACTCGACCGTTTCAAGGTCAATGCTGTGTGACTGATTTATAGCCGTGAAAATGTATTGAGCATCCTTCTCAAAGCTGTATAAGCGGGTTTTTGTTTTATGGCTTTTACCTATTTCTTCACCGCAGTTGAGGAACTTGACGGCTTTTTTGCAGGCTTCGACTGTGTTCTCCGGAACTTCCTTGTAGAGCAATTCAAGCATTATCATCCTTTTTTCAAACTCTGCAAGCTCAGGGTCCTCAAAAATGAGAATTATCTCCAAGCAGTTCCGAAAATCCGCATTGATTTCACAGATTTCTCCGTCAACTTCGATGGCTGTAGGAAGGCGTTCAAGCAGTATGTTCATCTCATCACGCCTTTTTTGCCTTGTTTTGCATACTTCTGAACCTTTTCTGACCGTGCCTTATTGACAAACGGGGTTATGCCGTTGAAGAACTGCTCGAACATATCGATTTCGCAGGCATCGCCGAATGCAGCCTTGCTTGTGCCTGCACCGAACACCTTATCAATCTGTGTTTTGATATAGTTACAGACCTCACGGGTAAACTCCAGCTTTTCTTTTGTATTTTTCGGAATGCCGTATTTATTAAACTCTTTATCCTCATCAAGCTCTTTGGCTTTTTTCTCATACTCCTGCTCTTTTTCCTCAAAGTCTGAAATAAGACCGTAAAACCTCTCCGCGAAGGCAATGTCATTTGGATTAAACCTTATGACCCTGCTTTCATCGTCATTGACGGTCAGCTTGATTTCTCCGCTTTTTATGTTAAGATTAGGCATATTATTTTCTCCTTTAAAATGCCCCGCTTTTTAATTCAAGCGGGGCATGGTCTGATTTTAATCTTCGGTCATGGTAACGGCTTCAAATAGTGCCGATGTGGAAACGGTGATGCTGCCAGTAACGTTGGAGTAACCTGCCGCTATCACCGTATAGCTGTATGTCCCTGCGGCCAGTTCAATGCTGACAACACCTGTTGCGTCGGTAATAAGGGATTGTTCGCCAATAACGATCTGCGCTTTGTTGAGGCGTGCTCCGGCTGTACCGCTGACAGAGAATGTTACCAGCTTCGTCGCACCTGAAGAATCTGCAGTAAAGGTTCTGGTTGAAACATTGAACGTACCTTTTACCCGATTGCCGAGATAATGGATATTGAATGGAATTTGATAACCGGTATTGTCGCCGCCGTATTCGGATACCTCAATGAACGCATCCTCACGGTACGCAACATATACTCCCGCAGAAACCTCATCCCAGAGATGGACTTCAACGGTCTTTGTATTGCAGTCATCAAGCAGTTTTCTGTTGTCGATAATATCTTGCAGTTTTGCAAAAAGCTGAGTACCTGTTTCGGCATAGTATGTATCAACAGCTCCTTCCGGTTCGTATGAAGATACACCGCCTGAAACCTCGCCCATGATGTTCTTTTTTTTCTCAACTGTAGGGTTGAGATTAACCTTGAACTCCTCAAGGTCTTTGCCGAGCCGCACATAATTGGCTGCTCCGGAAATAGCTGCATCAATATAATGTGCCATATATTTTCTTTCGATTTTTGGCATAAAATCACCTCGTTAAATTAATTTGCTGAAAAATGCTTTTCATAGAGCACCTTTATTTGAATTTGATATCGGCCTGTCTTTCCGTCCTCATACAGCTGATACAGCATACCGTTTTGAGCGGATATCTCTTCGGCCTTTGGATTGTCACCGAAGCACGGAGCATTGCCCCTGATAGACTGTTCCTCAATCCATTCGGAGAAATCATCAAGAAAGCCTATTGTCTCGATTCTTATGACATCCTCAACGGTAAAACGGTTGGCATAGAGTGCAAAATTGTACTGCTTTTTGAGTGTAATGTTGCCGAGAATGTCTTCATCTCTGCTGATTGTTGACTGACCCATAGGCATCAAACCAAAGGATTTTGAATCGTTCCAGTCAATCTTAATGCCGTTTGTGAAGCTGCTCAAATTCGGGTACTGTTGAATAAACGCCCGCATTTTTTCAACGCTGTTCATTCCCGTGTAGTCAATCATTTTGTTCCTCCTGCCCTTGACTTAGCACCTGCTATTATCTCTGCTCCGTGGTCTGCTTTCATCCGTTCAAACCATAGGCTGCCTCTCATGGGGTCATACACCCTTGTTTCCGGTGTGTCGTAATACTGCTTTCTGGCATACGGAGCTATCCAGTCAACTTCTCCGCTGCCTATTTCAGTGCCTAAGGTGCCGGATTTCTTCAATATTCCGCTTTGCAAAGGTATATACGGGTCACATTTACGCAAAACTTCAGAATCAACAAAGGCCTGTGCACGGCTGTAGTTGCCGTTCCATTTCGGTCCGAAGCCCTCATTCCAAACCAGTTTTGCAATGCCGTTTTTGGTCTGAATGACAGTACCTCTGGGAGTTTTAATCTCGTTGTTACTGCTCATTGAGCATCAATCCTCCAATGGGGCAGGGGAGCATGAGTGTTGTCGCTTACGGCTATGATTTTCAGAGCGTTGTTTGATTCTATCCATGCGGTTATGCCTCCGGTCGGAGCGGCAATGATTCCTTTTGCGACAAAGTCATTTTCCCCAATGCCGATATGCTCGTCTGTGGGTATTCTGATTGACGTGACGTTCATTATTTCAAGCCCTCTGTCTGTAACGGCTTGTACACGTTTTCCACGCCATGACACGCCTTTAAAATACAGGGTGGCGTAATTTCCGTCCTGTTCATGCAGAATTGTTATATCGGCGTTTCGGAGCATTATAACCACCTGCCTATCAGCCCTGTGCCGGACAGGCATTCGCTGGCAGCCGCAAAAATCCTGCTGTCAAGGCTCTTTTCGTTGGTTCGATATGATACTGACACACCGTCATTGCTTTCGCTCTGAATTCTGCCCCCAGTGTCCTCGTCATACAGGATTTCGGCAATAGCACACACGGCGTTTTTAACCTCGTCTTTTGATTCGGGAAGAGGCTGACCTATAATATATGCCAGCCTCCTGCAGGCCTTTGCTTCATAGCTCAAAAATACGGAGTTATCGGGTATGGACGCACCGCAGAACTCCGTTTTATAGAATGCATAGTCAGCGTACATACCCATCCTCCTTACCCGAGCACTCTGACTGCAAGCTCCGGATACATGGTCTTAAAGCCATACAAGACATCCATTGACAGAACCTCTTTTTTGTACTGCATGTTGTAGCCTCTGACAACACGCAGAGATATGCCATCATAGTTTGTAACATAGCTCTCAACTCCTGCGGGTGAAACCAAGGGCCGTGTAACAAAGGTAAAAGCTGACGGATGGAAGCACAGATTTGCTACATGAGTTCCGGTCACGGTAACGACCGTATCTGCTGCCGCGGAGGTGATATTCGGATATACTTTGACGGTGATATCCGATGTGGCTTCGGCGACAGCAGCATTTTCCTTCACGGTATAGTTCTTTCCCTCAATGGTTAGGATATCGCCGACAACCAGAGTGCCGGATATCGTAGGAGTTCCGGAGGTTGCGGAGTTCTTGAGCACAACCGTATCGGTTGCTGCTGTAATGGCGGTTTTGATAACAATTGAGGCATTCGTACCGGTTACAGCAAGTGTACCTTTTGTATGCTTCTTAACATCCTGAGCCATATAGTTGTTGAAACCGTACAGCCTGCCGATGGCACCGTCACGCAGAGCCTGTGTAGAGCCGCTTTTGTCTGCATCCGAAAATGCATCAAGCTCAAGGAACTTTGCTTCGGCATCGGGGTCCCAAACTGCATTGCGGGGCATAGTGGGTGCTTTGTTTTTGTTGAGGATTTTCCTTGCCGATGTGAAATCGGTCTTTGCAGAGGGCGTTGTGCCTGCTGTGCCGTGCACAAAGGGAATATCCTTGTACAGAAGCAAGCCGTCGGAGTTGATTTTCTCGGCCAGAGCAACGGCAGCGGGTTCAATGAATATCCTGTTCATATCATTGACGCTCGTTGCACTTTCAAGTGCCGATATCTCAATATCAACCGTG